CGCGCAACACCGCGCGCGCACGCGCGCGAAGAAAGAGAAGAAAGGGAGAGGAAAAAAGAAAATAAAACATAAGAATTAAGTAGTAACAGGCGGGGACGCCACAGGCGTCACCGGTTCCGGCACCGCTTCCTTAGGCACAGCTAAGCCAAGCTTACGCATCTCATCAATATTAACAAGCTTACCGTCCTGCTCCGCCACACAAAAATCAACAAATTGGGCGGGATCATTCTGGAACCTAGCCCGCACGCTCGCGGGCATAAGATCAAAGGATTCCTGAGCAGACCGGATAGCATTCATAGCAGACTGAAAGTCAAACACATCGACAAAGTCCGCTTCCAGCGGAACACGAACATCAGTAGGAACTTGGCCAGTAAGGCCAAAACGACGGACAATAGTATTTATGTCCGAATCTTCAAGATCGGATTGAACAGCTTTCGACGGGTCCAAACACAACAGGCCCGTCTCGACAGATACTGACTCCCGATCATAATTGTAACCTGAACGAAAAAAGGGAAACTCCATATTACCTCCGGCGCATACGTTGAATAGACTCGGCAGAATTAAGACCAAAACCAAGAACGTCCTTCAAAATATTAATCCACGGAAGAAACTCGCCAAACTTGGACTCATACATTTTCTGCATATTCTCAGCCTGAGCCGCATTCGCTTCAGTAATTTGATTAATCATACGATCATTGATAGCCTGAGAAGCAGCAGAAGAGACGATATGCGGAGTAATTTGCTGCAACTGATCGGCCTGCAATTTCTGTAGGACCTCCTGAGAACGCAAAAAATCCTGACGAGTACGAGACTCTGAATTAGACTGATCCGAAAGACGCGTATCCGCAGCAAGCTTGGCCAGCGCAGCATTATCCATGCGCTTTTCACGCCAAGCCTGAGAAGCAGACGAAACACCAGCACCAAGAGCAGACTCCGCATTTTCAACGGTAGCCACAGCACCGGAAGGAGTAGACGCACCACGACCACCAAGAGTTAACATAGGATTAAGGCCCGAGGCCTTAAGATCCGCAACCTCCCGTTGGTGAGCCGTATTCGACATACGTTCTTCAAACGCCATAGCCTCACGAGCAGACTGAATATTAGTCTCGTTCGCGTCCTTCTGTCCACGCTTACCAATTAAGCCACCAAGAACAGAACCAGCAGCAGAAGCAATCCAAGGCGCAGCAGCAAGCCAGGCCATAAAAATCTCCAGTGAGGTTTACACGCAGCACACGGGCAATACATACGCCATTTAAAAGTGGTCAATAAGGCCTGGAACAGAGTACATCGGAAGAGGACGAGCCACAACACAGTCATAAAAGGCGTCCATTAACATTTGCTGACCGTTAGCACCGGCACCAACCGCAAGAATACGAGAAAGAGGAGGAGTTTCACTCATAAAGGTAGCATTGAGGGTAGGCAACGCGGTAAAACGTTGAGATAAATGCCAAGGATCAATAGTACCGGCAGCAGTAGAACGGAAAAGACCAGTAATTTCAGAAGGATTATAACGGTATTCAGCCCAGCGTTCCTGATAGCCAAAAGCCAAATTATCCTGGACCGTGTCGCCAACACAGTAGAGCTCCTTATTCAAAACAGCTTGCTCACCCAGCATAGCGAAGGCAGGAAAATAATAATCATAGCGAGTAAGACGAGACCAGTGACGACGCAGACCTTGCTGATAAGTCAAGTCCGCGCGCACATTGCAAAGGCCAATAATATACCCATGCTCCGTAAACGATTGCACGAACCCATGACCCTTTGCGAGCATAGTAGCAAAACCAGAGAGATTGCCAAGAGGCGCGGAACCACCGGTAAGACCAGTAGCAGAAGTTTGAGCAATAGGATTCACCGCGATATGTTGCGTACCGCCTCCCAGGTACTCAGGACGCTGGAGGCGAGCATCAGGAGACACCACACCAAAATGAGCGCGTAAAATTTCCGTATACCGCGTACCACCGCGAGCATCGCGCTCAAGTAATTTCTGAATCTGAAACGACTGACGCAGCGCATTGATAGTAGTAGCCGTAGCCGAAGAAAGATCCGCATACATATTGGTCGGATAAAGGCCGCCACCTTGCACAGCAGTAGCGGCAGCAGTATTAGTAGGACCGACAAGAGCAGTCGCAGCGCCACCCACAATAGAACCAACATAATTACCGAGAAGAGGCGTACCGCCAGAAGGAAGAGTCCAACGCACAGCAGCCTGAGCACCGGTCACTAGATCCGTAGCCTGGGTACGAACAACAGCGTTACCCGTTAAAGGAAGAGAAACCGCAGTACCCTTCTGAGTAAACGGTAGAGCAGATGTAAAATAATCATGGCGCTTGCGACGACGAACAAGAGCACCCCCAGCGATGACTGCGTCTGGACCGTCACCAAGACTAACAGGAATAGAAGTATCAAGGTTTTCATCACGGAACCACTCGTTCCATATAAGGTAATAACCACGAGAAGGCAACGCGGAGACATTCACACCGAGACCAGGAGAAACCTGCCCCACAGTAGGCAGACCCATATAATCATGGACCGTACCGATAGCATAACCGGACGCAGGACCCGTTAACTGCGGGATAGTATAAGAAATAGAATCGGCAGGGTTCGCCTGCTCACCCATAAACTTACGCCAATTAGACCATACAAGCCGATTCGGAACGAAGAAAAAGAAAGTGTCAAAATGCAGGTTATCCATTACCGGAAAGATAGGAGTAGCCATACGAGCAAAAAACGTCGCGCGACACCGCCAAGTATCACCCGGCAAAACTTCCTCGACCATTATAGGCACCAGATAGCCAGAGTCAAAGGTAGTCTTATAGGTTTTTTGCATACGAAACGACGACCGCGGAACATCCGCACGCGGAACCATTGCAAAGTCATGAGAAGAAGCAGACTTATTACGAAACACAGGGTAACTCCTTTATTGCTGAACAACACAGTCCTTGCCACGCACAAGAGACTTCGGAGAATCTTCAAGATCAAAAACACCCGTTTCGGGATCAAACGTACCGAGGCAAAACAATTCCACGTCCTCCGGATGCTTATAGAACAGATTATCCTCCGCAGCGCGATTACATTCATCGCGAAACGCACGAAGCGCAACACCTGTAGAGGGAGCAAAAGAGGGAGCCATAAAAGATTGGGCAGCCGAATCACGAACGCAAATAACGAAAAGCTTCATAGAGACCTCTTATAGAATTTAAGACGAGCTTTAGTAACCACTTCACGCACCGCTAACCGATCCGTAGTACAATGCTCTGGATTAACATCACCAGACTGAGCTTCAACCCAATCATAGGCAGGATCCGAACATAACTTTCCGTAGTAACGCGGAGGCTTCATTTCAACACCATTCATAACAACATTACCGCGATTCAACACCTCCTGACCGAATTTAAGAAACCAACGCTTACCGAGCGCAGGACGCCGAGAAGCTTGGCCATATTCCGGCTCAAGCCAATAAGCGACACCATTCTCATCATAACGTAGATAACGCTCATCATTAGTCAGGCCGCGACTGGCCTTCTTGACGACATATCGAGCAACGTAGCCCGCAGACTGGAACGTGACATCGCCCACACTACAGTGGCCATTCGGCCACAACTTAGACAAAGAATCGGATGTGTATAAATCGGAGCCTGAATCTCCCGACTTAAAGAGCTTTCGGTCATCGAAAGACAATCCAAACACACACGCATGGAAATGGGGTCGATCACGCTCGGCTCCGTATTCACCCGACATTAGAAAAGAAAACGGGCCTTTCGAGGCCCGTAAACGTTTAGCGAACAACTGCCAATGGCGATGCACCAACTGACCCTGATAAGGAAGATGCTCATCATCATACGTCAACGTGAGAAAACAAGAACGCTCGTGCATCTGATTCTCGTGCATACAGCGAACAGCCCAAACTCGCGAACGTTCCAACAGACACCCGACGCACCGACCGCACGGTAACTGCAACGGTCGACGAACGTCCTGAACTTCGCGAAAAACAATCTTGCCATTATCCAGCTGATACGCAGAGAGAGGATGATAGCATGGCACAAATCAAAGACGAATACCGCCCCGCATCGGAGCGGGAGAGACATTAATACGCTTAGTCCGCGAAACATTAGAACGAAACTTACGGGCACTTCGGCCCTTAGAAACACCATACCGTCGCATACGCTTCCTCCTGGTGAGAGACAGCCCCGGAGAGGCTGTCAGTGGGCACACTGAGATCAAGTAAAGGACGTGTGCCAAAACGAGCCTGGACGCGTCCAAGGCTCGACTATACCGCAACGCATTACGCCTGCTCAAGCCGGCAATAGCCGGCTTTGCGCCGAGGGCGTTGCGAAATATTAAAACGATAGGTAGAATTTTAATCGTTCCACATGGAACGAAAGCTCGGAGTAAACGCATGGCGAAGGAAAGCTTCAAAAGACGATTGACAAAACGAGGATATAGGCCTAATCTCGATAACCTGGACACCGCGATGGATTACCACGCAATAGCTTGGAAATGGTGGTACATCGGGATCCAGAACATGATAGTAAAGAAACTGACAATGCAGAATATTAAAACATGGGAGTACGCACTGTGATTGAAGCACTAAACAGCCTAATGACAAAACTCCGAGCAACAGAAAAGCGCCAAAGAGAGGCGCATGAAGCGACTGTAGGACAGATCGCCGCGCTAGAAGCGCAAATGAGGGAATCCCTCAAGCAAATAGAGTTGCCGACGGCAACTCAAAAAAAGTAAGAAAAAGAAAGGGGGGGCGTAAAGCCCCCCCAAACGACGCCGCACGGCGGCGATCGTAAGCCG